CCGCCGCCAGCTCCAGGAGCATCTTCTTCAGCTCCGGGTCCTGGGCTCGCTCTGCGGCCTCGGTGTACTCCCGGTTGCCGTTGGCCTCGTCGGTGAGCCTCGCCTGGGCTATCTGGAGGTCGTCGTTGGCCCCCGAGCCTACGAGCTGAGGGACAGAAACATCAGTAAGATCCATTTTCACTAACTCCGGCCAGAATTAAGAATAAAATATTTATAGTATCGAAAATCTATATAGATCTATATGCATGAAAGATTCAGGTGCTACCAGAGGCACCACGCCGGTGAGTAGAGCACCATCGAGGAATTTATTGAGGAGGAGCATCTTGGGCGGGCCCGGATGCATCCCCCTCAGTCTGTTCAGGCTTTGGTCGTTTAGCTCTTGGTTTTCTTTTGGGTTTTGGGGTGGGCCGGGCATCGAACTGCCAATGGCCCTTTTCGCATGTCCACATATCTGATTACTCCAATCGTTTGGCTGGCCGAATTTGCCAATCAAACTCTGAGTTCTGCTTGAGCCGGTTAAGTGGGATCTTGACTTTTACCAAGTCTCGATCTTCTGCAAAATAACCAGATGCATATTCCTTAGATGGCGAAACAAAAATGCCTTCTGGGAAGTCACCTGCCTTCAGGCGCTCAATTATGTCAGGCGTATGAGATGCATAAACAGTGACCATCTTGTCGCCAACACCCATCAGGTCATTAACCAGATCCAGGGTCTCTTCTCCGGCTTCTTCGTTGCCTTCGAACATCTCGAACTTACCATCTTTCGAGAGTAAGAGGCCGATTGATTCACCCTCGCCTGCGCCTTTGGCTTTGACATAGACGGGGATCGGCCAGAGCTTTTCTGGCTCGCCATTCATAAGATGATTGTTGCCCAAGATCTGCCGCTTTAGGTATTTTTCATTGAACTCGACTCCTCGGCCAGACATCTCTGAATGGACTCTTGAAAGGATGTCGTTGGTGGTGTCAATGAAATATTTCTGGTCGGCTTCGTCGGCGTCGTAGATCGCGCTCAGGTTGTAATACTCGTCCGAGGTTCGAGAGCGGATACCATCCAGCACGTCGCCAATATCATCAGACGTTATCGTGGGAGCAGATGATGTTTTGGCATTGGCCGAACTGGCCGAACCGCTGCCGTCCGTGAACTTGCCGTCGTCTTCCCTGGGATGCTCTGATTCATCCCACTTAACGAAAGGGGCCTTCTTGCCCACCTTTCCGGGCTCAGTGAGAGGTTCAGGCTTAACGGCCTTTGTCTCCGGCACTGGCGGGATCTTCAGCTCTTCGGGGGGCTTGCCCTCTCCTGGCTTGGCCTCGGGCTTTGCCTCGCCTTCGTCGTTCGCCTCATCCTTCTTGGCTGCTTTGGGCAGGCCCACCGCTTCCAGGATGGCGTTCTTGATCTCCTCGGAGTTGGCCTCTGTGGTGAGGTCCCAGCCTATACCCTTGAATCCAGACAGGACCGCAGCCACCTCATTGATATTGATGGGCACTATGGGGTCGTGGACTATCCGAGGCAGGACTTCCAGGTCGAACTCAGGGTTAAGCTTGAAGAGCCTTTTGACGGCCTGGTTGTTGATCGACTCCTGGAAGAGGTCTAGAAGCGAGGTTATGGCTAAAGAGAAGTTGTCCGTCTTGTCTCGGCTCAGGGCGAAAGATCCGCCGCCTGTGGCATTGGTGCCCAGAGCCAGGAACTCGGCCATGCAGGACATCAGGATCTTCATGCCCTCTTCTTTGATGGTGTTGTTGATCTCCCCTATCATCGACCCGCCGTTGTTGGTCATGAAGGAGATGTCGAAGAGCTTGTGGCCGTTCTCGTCGAACTGAGAGGGAATTATAATATAGGGCTCCTCGTTGAGCCTCATGTTCATGAGGGATTCTTTGACCGAGTTAAGGGTGGCCAGAGAGACAGGATCAACTATGGGGTTGCCGTCGTCGTCGAGGACCGGCAGGCCGGTGACTGGATCGATTGAATATGGATTGGTAATGCTGGGGGGCAGCTCGGCTTTGGGTATGCCCGTGCCGGCGTGCTCGATGATGATGTTCCGGGCGTCTTCCATGAACCGGCTGACAATGAAAGGCTTGTAGCTAGAGCGCAGGATAGACCTGCCTTCAGGGTTATCCTCGCCCGGCTCGGCCCTCAGCAGGAGGATCTTTTCTATAGGGATAAAGAGGTCTGAAGGATAATCAGGGGGCGTGAGCTGGACCAGGCCCCGGAGTCTTGTAGGGTCGTCAGGATACCAGACCCAATGGAAGACCGTCTCGGGGGATCTTATGGCGAACGTCTGCCAGCCTATCTTGCCGTCGTCGTGCTTGGATTCCAGGCGCGGGTCGTCTTCATTCTCGCCGTTCCGGAGCTTGTAGACTATCTCGAAGGGGCAGAAGCCCATCTGAGGCACAGTCCGGGAGGCCTGGGCTATGAAGGTGCTCCAGGAGTGCTCCATGTCTTCCATGCACTCTTCAAGGAACTGGGCCGAGCCGTTGGTCTTGTTCTCGTCGTTGACTGGATCCACCCGCCACTTGGCCCTTCTCAAGAACATGGCAAAGGCGTTCAGAGCGGCGGCACAGTAGCCGTTCATGTCGCCCATCTCACGGTAGACGAGATACTTCTTGGTGCCCTGGAGCTCTGATAAGGGCTCATTCCTGATCCAGCCAGGATAGAAGTATTTCAGGCCGGAGCGGCCCATGTTGCGCTCGTCTCCCAGGATCGAGGACCGGGAGGCATTATAGTCCGGGTATCGGCGAGGGGCGGCGAGGTTGGGGTAGTGGGGGCGGGCCACCTGGGCCGGAGCGATGGCCTTAGCTATGGCCGTTCGGGCGCGGGAGACGAGGGAGGGGGGCATGAAGTGAGGGCTCCTTTTGACAATCTGCAAGCTAATTTTTGTTTTGCCGAGTGGCGGTCTTCAAATTCGCCTAAAATTATCTTCCATAACCGCTAATCTTCCAGGCAGGCGTCACAGTCTCTGCGGCCCTGGGCATCACCAGCCGGGGCATGGGCTTGTTCTCGTTGAGGATGTTCGATACAGCCATCTCTAGCATATCCGGCCCATCGTCGTGCATCTTGCTGCCTGGGCAGAATGACTTGAGCTGCTGAATGAGTGAGGGATAGACCCTCTGCCAGTCCGACCGGAAGAGGAGCGTGCCATTGCTATAATGGGGCTCAAGAGACCTGATCCGGGCCTCCTTGTTTGAGATATTCCAGACAAACTTGAAGGGAACTGTCACGCCTTCTGCAACCATGCGCTCTCGGAGGTCCTTCTCAAAGAGGCCCATCCCCTCAGCGCCTTTGGCGTGCCCCAGGCTGTTGGCCTCGATCCAGAAGACGCGGTTATTGAAGAGCTTTTGATGCTCGATTATCTTCCCGATAGTCGTGCTCTGGTTGTCGACTGACAAGTCGCAGGACCACACCAGCAGCCGCCCGTCCGGGAACCGCAGGACCTCGCCAATGGCTGCAAAGTCTGCCCCTCCCTCTGATGGGTCGCAGGCAGCATAGCAGACGCATTTAGAAAGATCGAGATTCTTCAGCAGATCAGGGTTCTTTATTGAATAAATTTTTGGCTCAAAGAATATCCCGCCGCTATCGGTAATCGTCCAGTCGCCATGCCGGAGCTGTTCACGGGTAACATAATCGAGCTTCCCCAGTGCTTCCTCGTAGGCCTGTTGATCTACGTGAGGATTGTCATCGAGCTTGGCCCCTATGAAAGGCCGCTCTGGATCTCCTCCAGCGTCTATCTTGAACCTGGCTTTGACCCATTCGTGCCCCACGCCGCCCGGATTGCTGGCAGACCTCATCCGTATAGGAACATCAATGTTCTTGAGTCTCCGCAGCCGGGAGAATAGGTAGGAGTATTGACTCTCGGTAAATTGGGTTAGCTCATCAAAGCCTATGAACTGGAACTCTGCTGATTGGTATCGGTATTTGTCCCGTTCACTTTCCAGATAGCCAAAAGTGAGCGTAGCGCCTGATGGGAATGTCCACTTGTGGCCCGACGAATTCCAATGAGCATCTGAGCCAGATAACCATTGGAGGCTGCGGTCCATGATAGCCCCTGAGAGGGCCAGGTCGGCATATGTTCGGCGGAGGATGAGCGCCGCATAGTTAGGAACCCAGTGGTACTGCAAAGCCGCCATAAGGAGTGCATCGGATTTTCCTCCTGCTGCTGCACCGCCATACAAGACCTCCAGCTCATTTCTCAGTAAGAACTCGGTCTGCTTTTTGGTCGGCTTATGGATACAGTAAGGGTTATCCAGGATTGTTTCCTGGAGGAAGATCAGCCGAGGGTCCGCTTTCGTCGGAATCTGCTTCGTCCGCTTGGGGGCCCCCTTGCGTGGCCTCCCGCGCCCTCTTTTCTGCATCCATTTCCTCGAAATATTTCTTATAGCGGGCCAATCGCTGTGCAGGGGTTTCGACCACTACATTCAACTCCAACGGGTTATCTGCGTCTCCCTGGTGGACTAATTTGTCACTCTGCCCGAGCCACTGCTTGCCGAGCCATATGAGCATTCCGGTATCTCCCGGGACGAACTTGTGAGTGACATTGGTGTGCGTGCCCCGGAGGTCGTTGCCCTCTTCGTCTTCAGGTTCTAATTGATCGCAGTAGGGACAGCTCGGCAGGAACTCGCCCATGTGGATCTTGTGGCAGTCCTTGCAGATAGTCATGTATCGGTCGAGGGCCTTCTGGAGCTGGGCTCTTCGGACCGAGGTCTTGCCTTTGGCTACGTTCTGGCTGAACAGAAGGGCCAGGCGCTCATCCCGCTTGACGAGCTGGCGAAAAGTCTCCCGGACCACGCCGAGATAGTCGGCCATCTCCTCCTGGGGGGCTCCTGCCTGGGCCAGGGCGGCGATGAGGCCGTACTGAGCTTCATCGAGGGTGAAGAGCTTCCGGCCTGGCGTGCCTGGGGGGCCTTCGCGTTTGGGTTTGCCCTGGCCATTCTTGACACCTGCAGGTCGTCCTCGCTTTTTCTGGGGCTTTTTAGGTTGAGGCATAAAAATTCACTGCATTCCGGTTTTGGTGAGAGAAAAGGCGTTTTTTTATAGTTGCCTATTTTTTCAGGATTTATTTTTAGAATTATTAAGGAGAAATGAGAGAAAAGACGAGGGTTGCTTATAAGGGGGTGGGAGAAAATTGGGATATTAAGAGCTAATTAAATACGCAAGAAATGGCTAGCAGAAGGCTTTGAAAAAGGATATCATTTCGGATTGACCCATTTTTTAAGGCTTGCATTGTAATATGTATATTGAATCTCAGGATGGTGCGGGCAATGTCCATTATGCCCAATGGCGAAATTACAATTCATACAAAGCAGCCTGTATTCGGTTTTTAGCTCTTCTGGCCAATTTGCTGCATTAAATTGGCGAAGGAGATAAATTCCGGTTTTTGATCTCCCTTTGCTTGATTTGCGAAACTCATTACCATGCCCGTTTATATGATCTATGGACAGGAACTCACGGCGAGACTCGCCACAACATGCGCAGGGGCCAAAGAAAGAGATCGCGCGTTCCCATAGTTTCTTTGATTCTAGGAGGCGTCTTTCGGTATATTTTTCCGGGTTTACCTGCCGATCTTGACTTGCATAATCGCTATTATGCTTGCTTATTTCTGCTGACTTTTTATAATAATACCCCATCACTCGCTTTGTCTCACAGTCTTTGCAGAGAGACTTTCTGCCCGTAGACTTGTTCCGCTCTCTTCTATGGAATTCTGTAAGCGGTTTCTCTTTACCGCAACCTGAGCACACTTTTTCCGAGGATAACTCGTCAATTCGAGTGACATAAAGTGACTTATAATAGCACTCTTTTGAGCAGAATTTTCTGCCTGCGTCCCGGTGAGACCTGTAGACCTCAAACTCGCACCCACACTGAGCGCATATGAGCATATCTCGTCTACAGAGGGTTTCAGGCACCTTGCATCCTCGTGGCGGCAAAACCTACGCCCCCATGCAATAGCACTTTGTTGCCCCATGCATCGCGCCATATTGGGGTTCAAAACCGCACTCAGCGCAGCATACGAAAGGCCAGCAGTCATCGTGATATGCATCCCCAGTTGAAGTGTCAAACCGCTTTCCTTGATCTGCCAAGAAGGGTTTGCCACATTGTTTACAAAGGCCACCCATTCAGGCCCGCCCCCTGGCCCGCAAATTGGCCTGCAAAGCGGCCTTGTGGATGCACTGAGACTTGCCACACCCGCAATACCAGCTGCCTCTTTCATGGACTAGCTTTACATAGCCAGACCTGTCCGGTTCACGGACCAGGGCACGATCTGAGCCCCCCAGGATGATGTCTGGCAGCTCCTTCGGGTGATGACCTTCTGTGGCGATGAACTCCCTTATCTGTTCATTGCTGGGCTTCCTGCCAAGACCTTCATCGAGTGCAGCAGGAACATAACTGCTGATGGCGTTCACTGCATCCCGCATGGCTTGATCGCGCTCGGCCTTGGGCATTGCATTAAGGGTCGCTACAATCTCTTTGGCCTTGAGGCTCTGGTTTAAGGTCTTAATTCGCATATACCCTAATATGTCATTATGTTATATAAGCTTTTCTAATGCGAAGTTATAAATATGGATAAAGCCTAATGTCTATTTATGCCTGCGCTTTGGATCGATGACAAGGGAAAGGAAGAGCTGGAAAGGATCAAGGAAGAGATGAAGGAACTGGGCCTTAGTACGCCCTCATATAGCGATGCCGTGCATAGGCTGGCAAAATATTATAGCCCACCCAAAAGCCCAGCTTGATCGCGAATTCTCTGTTTTTTTCTTATTTTCGTACCTCATTTTTGGTCTGCTAAATCGCTTAATCTTATTTTGGGTTTTAGCTTTTAGCTCAGATAACCTTATATATCATTAGGTTGTATTAGGTATTATGAGACATAATACCAGATGCCCGAGAAATCCTATGATCTGCAAGTACTGCATGAATCGCGTATCGTTTGATAAGTGTGCCCTCATCCCAGGAACGGTTAAGCTCAATGAGACCTGTAATCAGTTCGATGGAGGCGAAGAGTAATGCAGTTAATGGACCCCCTTATTAGGGCTGCCCAGGTCGAAGCAATTGTGATGAAGGGAATCGCTCGCAGCTACGACCTTGATAAGTTCAGGTTTCAGAAGTTTTACGGAGGAATAGTTACGGGGGGGGCCAGGGGTTGTCAGTTGGACTGTGGACCATGCTGGAATGCCGAGAGAAATGCTAACCCCTCAGGAGGCGGGGCATTCTTGATGCCTGAGAATGTTGTTGTACGCCTGGAGAAGCTTGCAGGAAGGAAGACCGATAAGGCAAGGATCTCTGGATGTGAGCCAATTCTAGGAAGAGCTTCCGCCCTGCATCTTGCAGAGGTTATTGGCAAGAGCAGATTGCAGTTTGTAATTGAGACCAATGGGGTAGCAATAGGATACGATCCAGAGATATTGGATATCTTTGAAGGATTAGATAATTACAGGATTAGAGTATCCTTGAAAGCTACTAATGGTTTAATGTGGGAGAAGTTCACAGGAACTAATGCCTGGGGGTTCGTCTATCAGCAGAGGGGGATTAAGACCTTAGTGGAGAGGCACATAAAGCATAGTATAGCATTCATGCCTAAGTTTATAGATTATCGAGAGATTGACTATGATAATCCCTATGCGCTTGAAGATGAGAATATGAGATATTACCCAGGCACAATGGCGAGATTGCTTGAACGAGGGCTTTAACCTTTCGGATCGCACCGCGCTCGGCCTGCGGGCCTCACCGCGCTTTGCATCTCTGCGCCTCTCAAGGCCGAGGCCGGCCCCCCTAACCCCGCTCACGCGGGGGACATGCCTGGAGCCAGGCAGTTATCCTAAAGCGGTTTATTTGTCGTCTACATAAGTCCCGCCAAATATGCCCCACTTAGACCTAACCTTTTCTAGATCAGAATGCTTGACCACCTAGACCACCGCCTTTGCAGATTGCTTGTATTCGTCAGGAGATACTTTCGGGGCCAGCCCATCGCTCCCATTTTCCCGCACCGCAGTCATTCGCTCAGGGATGTAGATTGCCCCCAGGTCTTTGGCAAAATCCTCGACCACCCCCCCTCCCCCGTAAATAACGGCCAGGATTTCATCGACTGCCGAGTGCTTCAGGGCGGCCTCGAACTGATCGATTATATAGGGAATCTTATTTTCCGCCCCTCGGGTGATGTAGGCTTTCCAGCCTTCGGGCACGCCCAGGAAGTTATCTTGCAGATGGGTGCGGCCTACATTTAGGTCTACAAAGATTGTGCGGCCTTTGCTCTGGAGCCACCTTGCGAGCTGCCTCTTGCGGTGGATCTGGCCCAGGGCGTAACCCCTTGTGTGGGCTTTTCGGATTGAGAAGTTGACCTCGGCAAAGCAATTGGCATCGCCTGAGAGAAGGATCTGAGGATTGTACCACAGTGAATTGAATTTATAATCCTGAGTGTAGAAATGCCAGCCAAGTATTTCTTTATTTTTTGCGGATACTTCACCCCATTTGGCAAATCGAACTGGGACCTCTTTGGCCTCAAATTTGAGGCTCAGCATAGGTATCCCGAACTCCGGCTCGCCTGGGAAGATCGTGTCCGCCAGCCCCATGCCAGTCTCTTTCTTCATGGCGGCCTGGGGGATGGGTGCAGACGCGGCTCGGGCCAGGGGTTTGGGTATGTCCTGCCTGGGCATCGAGGTATCCTGCGGCAGGTCGAAGGGGTCTTCACTGCCCAGTGGTTCCGGCCTGGCTGATGCAGGCGCTACAGACCGGGCTATCACGTCCTCGCTCGCCAGGTCTATGTCCCGGTTGACGGCCATATCGATCTCGTGGGTAAACCGGCTGTAGTTGAGGAACCCGAAGTCTACATCGAGGTTTCGGAGTTCGGCCAGGTTCTCGACCAGGATCTTTTCGTCGTAGCTGGATAGCTCAGGTGTCCGGTTATAGGCCAGGGCCAGGAGCTTCATCTTCGCCGGGGTTAGGTCCCGGACGATGAGCACTGGCAGCTCGGTCATGCCGTCGCTGAGGGCCTGGGCTACTCGGCCATTGCCGTCCAGGATCTCGTCGGCTACGGGGTCGTATTTGACGAAATCCTTGAAGCCTGTCTGCTCGAAAGTGGCATGGAGGGCGGAGAGGTCCTTGTGCCTATGGCGCTTCGGATTATTGCGGCGGCCCTTGAAGTTCTCAATAGGCCAGACGGCAATCTCGAAGCCGAACTTCTCCAGCAGCAGCTCATTGATATCAGGCATTTAAGAGACCTCAGATAACAAAGACCCCCGGGCCGTTGGATGCCCGGGCAGCGCAGTACCTTTTCGATAGCCGTCGCCAATTACCGGCTTGCATGGATGGGGTGATAAGGAGAGAAGCGGCCAGGAGGAAAGGTGGTTCATTGGATGTAGGAGGGAAATGAAACCCCCTGGCCGCGTCACCGGCTAGATGACTATGATTTGGGCAGCTTAAGGCACTGCCCGCGAGGTGCTGCGTACATCTACTCCCCCGCCGCGTCGGTAGCAAGGCATCTCCTCTCGCCCCAACTGGTCACCCAGCGGAGGCTCATTGGAGACCTCAGCACGTCTTATGCTAACAGCCCGAATGGAATTTTGTCCCAGCTA